GAAAGCAGACGTAGTTGAAAAAGGAAAAGATTATTGTGCGGAGTGTTGGTTTCAATATTTTTCTGGCGAAACTATGGAGCAATACGAAAAAAGGCAAAACGAATTAGAAGAAAGAAGAAAGAAAAAACAACTTTAATGATATTAAAAGACTATATTAAAATAAATCCTAATTTTCCAATATTACAAAAAACAAAAGTATGTTTAGATTGCAAAAAAAGAAAATCTATTTTTTTATATGATTATAGAAATGACACTCAAAAATTAAAAAACCAATGTCATAGATGCGTTGTAATCAAAAAGATAAAATGGAAAAAAGATAATAGAGATAAAGTTTTAAAAGGAAGCAGAGAAAGATATAAAAAATTTAAAAAAGAAATTTGTTATAGAATGTCACCAGAATATTACATTAAAAATAAAATGTTTGATGTACTAGAAAGAAAACTTGAAAGAGGTAGAAAGCATTATCAAAATAATAAACATTATTACGCAGTAAAAACTGCAAAACAAAGAGCATTAAAATTATTACAAACTGTTCCAAAAGGTGTTGAATGTAAAGAAATTTTAAAACTTTATAAAAAAAGAGATGATTTAAATAAAAAACATGGCAAAAATAAATATTCAGTTGACCATATTATTCCATTAAAAAATAAATATGTTTGCGGATTACATAACATTAAAAATTTAAGAATAATATTAACAAAGGAAAATCTTAAAAAAGGTAATAAATTTATACCTGGATATAATGAAGATTTTTATGATAAAAAATTTTGGTAAAATATGAAAATAACTCTTAACTCTAATGATGTTGAATTAGCTTATACAACAGCTCAAAGAAGATTTATTGGTAATTTAAGAATGAATAAAGGCTTTTCTTATGGATACAATAAGAACTTAAAGAATCAATTATATGATGGGTTCTTAGGTGCTTTAGGTGAGGTTGTTTATGCAAAAGCCACAAATAGTTATTTTAATGGTTCTTATACTGACAAAAATGAGTTTTATTCTGACTCAGACTTTCAAAACAATATAGAAATAAGAACACAAGACAAAAAATCGTTAAATTTTTTATTAATTAGACCTGGAGAAAAACAAGGAAAATATTTTTTGATAATTAAGGACAATGACAGAGATTATAATTTTACAATAAAAGGTTGGTTTTTGTATAAAGATGATTTACCAACAGAAAAACTAAGCAATTTTGGTTGGGAAAATAGACCTGCTGCTTATAGAATAGAAATAAATGAACTAACACCTATGGAGAAAGATGTCA